TCATATAAAAAAAAACGCCCATCGGATTTTAGCGGAAATCTTCTGGGCGATTAATTAAAATAATCAAATTTTTATATCCCGCTAAAAATATAAAAATTCACAACTCAAATATCGATATTTAATCCAACAAAACGAAATTAATGCCAGATATTTTTAAAACTTTTATTTTGCCAGTCTTAGCCATATGATATGTCCACTGGGTTGTTTTGCTATTCTTTTTAGCATACTCGCTAAAGCTAATCAATTTGGAAATGTCTATTTTCATGCTCAAATATATTATAAATTTTACAAATTACAAATAACAAGGTTTCTGGCCTCGTATTTTTTTAAATAAACTGATTGGTCAATGTCATCGTGTTTAACTGAGACAAGCGCCTTGTTGCCCATGCCATAATAGTATGCAGCTAAACGAATAACAAACGACCTTTGCACATTAAATTTGGCCGCAGTTATTTTGACGCTATTATTCTCAGCAATCAAAGACTCTATTATTTTAGCGTTGCGCTCCATATTGCTTAACATAAAAGGATGTTTGGTCTGCGATTACTTTAATTGCGTCAATGCGGTCATATAATGACTCCAAATACTTATTGAGTTCGTCAATGTCTTCGGTTATTTTGTAGCCGTTAGACGATGCAATAATGTTCGGAGCAGTTGTGCGTCTCAAATAGTTCATTATCACTCGGATTCTGGAGTCGGCCAAATCAAACTCGGTGTCATTACCAGAGCGCTCAAAGATTAGTTTCCTCAATTGCTTGTTAGTGTAAAATTTATTAGTTTTTCTTAATACTGCCTCAATGAATTTAGCGCATCGCTTCTCATTGTCTGTGATTTGATAGGTTAACTCCTCAAATAATGCTATCATAAATTTAGTTCTAAGTTTTCGTTTGGTTCTGGGATGTAAACGTTTAAAAATTCGGTTGCCCATTGCTGCACCTCTGCAATGAAATCCATAAATTGACTTGTCGATAGTTCACTGGTGCTTTTGATTCTCTCTATAAACTCGCCATCTGTGTTTGATTCGTTAGTCTTTAGGAATCTAAACTTCAACAAATCGTGAACTTGCTCATTGTTTCGATAGTTTTCAAAGCCTGCGTCAATCAATCCCGCCTTAACTATCGGTAAAACAACGCCATGATAATAAGCATTCTGGTTGTTTGAACGTTTCTTTGTGTTTTTATCTAAGATAATAGAAACTTCTTTGCCGTTTAATGACTCAATGTGAGCGTCAAACATGCTTTTGTTTAAAATTCTCAGACGGCCGTCTTCAATTTTACCAATGTATTTAGCTTTCATATAAATAAACTTAAAATAATGCCTGCAATCATTGGTAAAATAATAAACACAAAAGCTAAAACCGAAATAAACCACAATAATTCGGCAAAAAATTCTATTGATTTTTTCATAACAATTCTTTTAAATCTATTTTTAAAGCCTCCGCAATTTTAACCAGTGTGCCGAGAGTCATGTTTTTACCTTGCTCAACTCTCTGGTATGTGCTGCGATTTAATTTGTTCTCGAAAGCGAATTGCTCGGCTGAATTATAGCCGAGTTCAATTCGTTTGTTTCGAATTTTAATATTAATTTTATTTAAGTCCATCCGCTAATAAATTAATCATTTCTAATTGATTAGCTATTTGCTTTTTTTGATTCTCAATTAATCTATCCCTAATTTGCTCAGACTCTTTGTACTTTACAACCAGTCTTCTGTAGTCTTCAATTGTGTCTTTTAGTAATTCAATTAACTTGTCTTTATTGTCCATGATTTTTAGTTTATTTTACCAATTGTTTTAGTTACTTGTTCGTGATAGTTTGCCAAATATTCTCTGCACTGGATGACTTTAGCATAAATCTGCTCAATGATTTCGTCTGAGTGGTCAATCGTGTATGCGAGCCAACGTTGGTTTGCAGGTAAATGGTCATAACTTACGGCCTTGCCATAGTTAACATCCTCTGGCGTGTTCATAAGCGCATAGAATAAAATAAATTGCTTGCGCCCAGTGATTTGTAAATAGCCTCGACCCTGCCAAACATAATCTTCATTTATTCCAGATACATTGTCTAAAAATGTTTTGCGGTTAAATGGACACTTTATGTCCACGCAAATGTCTTCTGTCGGCAAAACGTCTGGCTCTCCGATAATATAATCGTTCGAAAATATATCGATGTTTTTTTCAGCAAAAGGAAAGCCAAGTTGCTCGGCCATAAACTGGATGGCTTCGGCCTCAACGGCCTTGCCTTTCTCAGTGTATTTAGAATGTATTTCCTCATGGTCATCCGCATACCATTCATGCAAATATGTTTTGCATGTCGCAGACAACTCGCCCTCTTTTTTTGCTTTGCCCATGATTTTGGAAATCTGTGAGCATCTTATTTTAAATGGCCTCATATAGCTTCGTCCATTAACATTTCTCTTTGCTCTTCAGTGATGTCGCATTTAGCCTCAACGTCTAAAATTGTGATTTCATTTTTAGATAATTTTTCGATAATCTGTTTCCATGCCGCCGAACCTTTAACCAATGCAATTTTTTTAGGCTTTGTTTCTGGCGCTTTGCCATGTGTGTTTGTTGCGTCACTATCTTTTGTATCGTCCAGAGCAAACATTCCAGAAAGCGCATATTTTCGAGCGTAACTCGATGACGAACCAAATGACTGCGCAATGTCCATGCCTTTGCGGTTTGGGTCAATGCCTGCGCAACCAGTTGTTGTTACAACAATACCAGTTGGCAAAGTAAGTTGGACAATTGACTCGCAATAAATTAATCCGCCCGCCTCTTTGATTTGGTCTGAAATAGTTAACATGCAACCATATTTTAAAAGATAAGGTTTTAGCGCTTCAAGTATATCCTCGCAATTGCGATACTTGTATTTGCCAAAGGCATTAAACTGATTTTTCGGTGCTTTTAATTCCGATTGAATTTTGATAAGTTCTGACATTTTTTTTAGTTTTTAAGTGATTTGTAAATTTAAACATTTAAAGTATTTAATCAAATTTTTTAGCGAATATTTTTAAACAATTCGTAATTGTCTCGCAGTTCTAATTTGATGACTTTTTTCTCAGTCATTTCCAGTTGCGCCCGAATGTGTTTGCCCCAACGTTCTAAACTGATATTTGCATCCTCTGGCTTTGTGCCAGTTGTAGATTGAACGAAAACAACTTCTGTCTTTGGACATCCATCGTCTTCTTGTCTGTGTGGATAGGTATGGATTAACTTCATGATTTGATTATTTGATTAACTAAAGATTGATTAACTAATGAGCCACATTTTTCAATTAGATGCAATTTATCCGCATCGCTTTTATAATGAATTGGCAGTTTGATAATGCCATGACATGCGAGCAGAATCATTGCTTGGTCTGCTGAGTCTGGATAATAAAGCGGAGCATAACAATTCGGCATTGTGAATGTCTCCCAGTTCAATTTAATTTCAAACTCATCTTTGATAAAATGCGCCATAAATGGCTCTTCGATTCGTTCTATTAATACAAAACCTTGTTTGCTTAATACTTGCGCAAATGCGTCAATGTTTGTTGCTATCATTTTATGCGTGTGATTTTAAAGTGTTTGCCATTATCATAATAAACCTCAAATTCAAAGTCTCTGTTTCTTGTTTTTCTGTAATAAGATACCAGAGAGCGTTGGTTTTTTATTTCAATTTCACTTACCGAATAGTTTTCGCCAAGTTTCATTTTGCCAATGATTGTCTGGTTGTAACTTCTCGAAATGTCGCCCGCTTTTTTTCTTGCATGCTCTCTGACATATTTCATGGCCTCTCTGAGTTCAATAAAATTGCATTCGACTGCATGTTCTTTGCCGTCAAAGGCGTAAACCAGAACTTCGTTTCCGAATTGCTTAATCATGTAATCGACTCCATTTTCTTTGGCCTCTATTTTGCCTTTTAGTCTAAAGTTTACCACTTTTTTCCTTAATTAAATTGTAAAATAAATCGTATTTGTTTTCGTCAATGAATTGGCCAAATGGAATGAATGTCGCATTCTCGCCCTCGCCATCTGTCATGACTAAATATTTGCCATTTTTTGTGTTGGTGTTAACCTCTTCAATGCTATAAAATTCTGCCAAATATTTATCCAATTCATTTTCTGTGATTAACAGATAGCTTTCAACTTCGTTTTCGTCTGTGGTGTAATAACCATTAACAATGTAATTTGAGCCGTCAGTAGTAATGTAAACAATTTCACACTCTGAATTCACTGGCAAACTCGCCAGTGTCCTCGTTTGTTTAGTTGCGCCCATTACGATAAGAAATAAAATAAAAGGCCAAGAAATGACCCGAAAAAAAGAATCAAAACTCCGAAACCTAATAAGGCCTCGTCAATTTCCTCAATCGATAAATTTGTGTTTTTTGTTTTTAGCTTGTTCATAATTTTGTTTTTAAATTTATTGCAGTAATGGATGCTGCGCCCCTTTTGGTTTTAGTTTAATACTATGTAAATAAAAGATGCTTTTTCTATCTCAGAAATTTTTTCGCCCTTAATCCAATCGTAAGGTCTGCAATTAGGGTCTTTAATGTACTCAGAAACTAAGTCTGTTACTAATTTAGTAGAAGAAACAAGTAATAATTCATTTACATTCCAAATTTTGTTTAAGATGTGAGTTTTCATAATTTTGGTATCGATTGGTTTGATTCGATATTCAAATATCGTTTTAACTATTTAAAAAACAAAACTTTTTTTATTTTTTTTTAATCTTTTTTTCACAATCTGCGATTTTAACTATTTAAAGCCACTTTTTAGGGCAAAAAAAAAGCCACACATTTCTGCGTGGCCTCTCCAAACTATGAACCTAAACTAAAAAACCCTTATTTTGGACATTACAAATAAAACTATTGCGATTAATATAATTAAACCGAATAACCAGAGAGACCATGTCGCACTCTCTTTAACCACTTCCTTTGACTTCTGCTCGACTTTCTTTTGCTCAACTGCTACTTGTTTTGTTTTAACCTCTTCGTGTCTCACAACCGCTAATTTTCGCTTTTGAATTATTTGTCTGGTTAACTTCTTTGGCGCTGACTGAATTTGCCCCAACGTATCGATGTGAACTTCATAGTCAATAGTCTCCAATATAACGACAACAGACGAGTCGTTGACAACCTCTGAGACCTTTGTTTGCGTCTCAATCTTAACTTCGCTCTTTGTCTCGGTCTCAACGCTTGTCAATTGTTTCTTGACTCCGCAACTTGCTAAAATTATTGCTAAAAATATTATTGTTATTCTCATTTTTTTTATTTTTAACAATCCTCATCTTCAAAGTTTAACCATTTTAATCTTTGGTCGATTAACTTTATTAACTCGGTTTGCCATTCAACCTTTTTGTTTGGGAAATATAGCAATGTGTTCTCTTCAACCTCCCAAAGAAACTCTTTTAAGAAATATAATTCCTTATAAATGTCCTCATCTGCCATGTCTTCAATTTCCTCTTCAATCGGATTCTCTGGTTTCTCTGGTTTCTTGCTCATTCTGCAAATATCGGAATTTTAACTGAAATTCCTCTCTTTTCGTCTAACAATGTAAACGCTTGCGCAGGCTTTTCGGGTTTGAATCCCGCCTTGTGTCCATAAGGAGACAAGCCAATTAATGACCCATTGACGCAGCAGCTTGTTGTCGGATAAAATAATTGATGGAAATGGCCTAAACAAGTGAAATCCGCTTTTCTTTGTTCATCTTTTCTTAACAAATATTTAATCAAAGGAATCGTTAACCCGCCAATGCCGCCCCCATATTTGACCGCCTCGCCATGAAAGAATCTAATTGTTTTGCCCAGAACTTTGACATAACAATCGTCCGACTCTGGCATGTGAAATGTCATTCGCTTTTCGTTTCTAAACAAATCCTTTAAATCCGAATACATCATAAACTCGTAATTGGTTGCCGAACTCGTTGAAATGTGCATCTTCTTTGTATTTCTGCCATGATTACCAACCGAGCATGGTATGATAAAATTTACTTTGGTATTTTTTAATAAAAACTCAAAGCCATTCATAATTAATTGCTTTGCCATTCGTATTGCTTGCAATGGCGATAGGTTATTTGACTCAACCAACTCGTCATGAATGTAACCAGATATAAAGTCGCCACCCAACCAAACCACAACGTCTTTAATGTGAACGTCTTTGCTCTCTTTGTCAATTAACTTGACAATGTTCTGGAATATAGCTATCGAGCGTTTCTCTGCAATCTTTAAATTGTATTCATTGAATCCATTGACTTGCCCACGTCTCACGTTCTCTTCAATGTGCCAGTCAGACAAAGAAATGATTGGACATCCCATGTTTTTTTGGCCACTCGATTTCTCAAATTTGATTTCCAGAGTGTCGCTCTTTTCTTTAATAGCTAACAAGTCGTCATAGGCCTGCTCGGTTGCCTCTAATTTACTCAACAAGTATTCGTTTTTCTTTTTAACGTCATTTAACTGAGCCGCTAAGGCTTTGTTTTTTCGGTCTTCTTGAATGACAACTCCAATGTCTTTTATCTTTTCAATTGGTTGCTCATTGTCTGGGAGTGGATTGTCTCTGAAAAATGCTTTAACGCCTGCTCTGATTCCCTCAATTCCAGTTGTGCCAAGTTCCTTTGGATAACTTTCCTTTAGTAATTGCGCAAAATGAGTTTTGTTTCTGCCAAGTTGCTCGAATAAATCGAGGTTAGCAATGATTAGTTTTTCGTATTTCATAGTTTTAAGGTTCTAATTTTGTGCAAATTAGTTATTATTTTAACAATAACAAATTAACCCAGTAAAGAATAGAACTCGTTAAAATGCTGAATCCTATCTTCGAGACCAATTGTCCCGCCATTGACACGCTTAGTGATTGACTTGACAACCGCATCGGTTGCGCCTTTGTCTGCTATTGCATTCAATCCATTTTTATCCCAAAACCATGCGGCGGATGCCAATGGATATTTGGTTGCGACCAATTCTGGATTGGCTATTATATCTTCGGGAACGCTTTTATCAAATTCAATATAATTAGCCTTGCCAGTTAGCTGAATAAATCCTCTGCCTAAATATTTAAACCCATCTTTGGACACTTCATTTCCATTGCCCATTCTGTTTGCGTAAACTTTTGATGCGATTTTCTCTGGTTGCCTTGCATAATCTTTGGCAGACTCTAAAGTCGGAAAGAATTTTTTGAATGTTTAGTTTAATCCCTCAGCCGAATAGTTAAAATTTTCTTTGACTGCTCTGAAATTGGCGGATTCATGGCCACACTGAGCCAAAAAATGCGAAAGCCTTAGCAATGTATTTACTTTGTAATTACTTACGATAAATGGAATTTGAGCAATAACCGAATCTGGCACATGCCCTTTCAGTTTTGCTAAATTCATTATTTACCCTCTTTAAAAAATTGCTTGAATAGACTTTTGCCAGTCATGTCCTTTAGATTTTCGTCCAAAGACTTTAACTCTATGAACGCAATTAAGCCAGAAACAATCTTCATGACCTCAATAGTTGGCAAAAAATGTCTTTGGAAAATATGTCCTGCTAAGATTGCTAACATATAACCCATTCCTTTGGTAATTGTTGGCCTCATTTTACGGCTTGTAATGTCTTCGCCTCTTTTATAAGCGGCAACCATGCCAGTGATAAAATCAATTAGCACCAGAAAGCTAATTCCCATCAAAACCGAGAATGTCGGAGAGAAATAGGTAACTAAATAAATGATAATAACATCTAAACTTTTAACAATCCAATTTCTCATAATAAACACTCATCTGCTGCATTAATTATTCTGGCCATGTCCTCAAATACTAAAGTTGCATTTGCAGGATTCAAGTTCGAATAATCGTCTTGTCCATAAACTTTCAAACTCCAAAACCCAGTTGGCAAATCCACATTCACAATGAATGAATAAAAATCGCATTCGACCGCAGTAAATACATCAATAAACTCATCGCATCCATTATTCCTTGTAAATTGGAATAGATAAAAGCTAAATGACTCTTCTAAAAATAGAGTTACTTTTGTGTCGATATTTGCGTCAATGACTACCACTCTGTAATTAAATAATCATTGTCCTCAGTTACGATAAAATCGCATTTCTGAGT